CCAGAACTAGATGAAGCCTTAGATTTAATTATTAAATTAATTATGAAGCCAGATGTACCTGCTGGAAAATCTCCAGAACTTATTGTAAAGCTTCAGGCACTTAGTGCTAAGTTTTCTATGTTGTCTAGATACTACACGACATTTGAAAAAGGCGGGGACTCTGCCAAAAAGAAAAATGTTTATTATACTGTGTCAGATTCTATTGATAAACTAGTAGATAGTGTAAAGTACCTAGCGAGATATGGATTATAATGGGTAGAAATATAGTTGGAAACTTAAAATTTAAGAAGATTCAAGAGGGTGGATTTGACCCTATGGTATTTGCTGCCGAAGTTGAAGCAGCATACCTTTCAGATAATCGGGCAGGATTTACACAAAAGAAAACATTCGCTCCATCTACCATTGGCTATGGTCATGGAAACTGTGCTCGTTATTGGTATATGGCTTTTGAGGGTACAGAATTTGAGGATAATGCGGATGCTAAGGCAAAGGCTAATATGCTTAATGGAACTTATGTTCATGATAGGCTTCAGACTATTATGCAAAAGATTCCAAATGATCGTATCAAAGAAATTGAACGGGAAATGGTAAAGTCAGATCCACCTATTCGTGGATTCTCAGACCTGATTGTTAATTGGGATGGTAAAGAAGTAATTGGTGAAATTAAATCTGCTAAAGATGAAGTATATTCAATTAGACAAGCAAAAATGCAAGGTTCGGGAAATCATCAGCTTCAACTTTTAATCTACATGGATATTGCTGGAGCAGATCAAGGGTTCTTTTTCTATGAAAATAAGAACGACAATGACTTCTTAGTTATTCCAATTAATATGACCGATGCAAATCGTAAACTGGTTGATGATACATATGACTGGTTGCGTGAAGTTTATGAAGCATATAAGGATGAAACAATTCCTACTCGTGGATTTACTAAGTCACAATCCGCCTGTAAGTATTGCCCAATTAAAAAAGCATGCTGGGATAAGAATGCCCTAGCAGGAGAAATAACTATTGAATCAATGGTGCCACCTAAATGATATGTTCAAATGAAGGTTGCAGTAACGAATTTGAGGCAAAGACTCACAACATGAAGTATTGTTCAGACACATGCTGTCGTGAAGCAACTAATGCTAAGATTAAACAAAAATATTATGAGAAGAAAGAGCGTTTGGCTGGAAAGAAAAGAGTCTGCGCTACAAAATCTTGCGACACTATTCTTAGTAGATATAACTCAGAGTCTGTTTGCGGTGTCTGCGAGGCTAATGAAAGTGCTAAGAAAAAAAATAATATTTTGGAGATGATCAATAGTGTCTCTGGCTGAATTAAAAAAGCATCATCACAAGGTCTTGGGTATTGATGCAAGTACAAATACAATTGCATTTTGCTTGATGGATGGTAAAAACCCAATAAAGTGGGGGGAAATCACATTTAGCGGTGCTAATGTTTATGAAAGAATATTGGATGCAAAGCGTAAAGTTCGTGCATTCAAAGCTGAATTAGATTATGATTTTGTTGCAATTGAAAAGGCAGTAATGGTAAGATCTGCTCACACTGGTATTATTATGGCTTATATCTTTGGTGCTATCATGGGAGAACTCCTTGATGATGGTATTGAAGTTAAGGAAGTACCGCCAATTACTTGGCAAAGTTACATTGGAAACAAGAATTTTACTAACGTACAAAAGGCGGAAGTTAAAAAAGAGTTTCCAGGAAAATCAGATAATTGGTATAAGAATCACATTAGAAAGATGCGTAAGCAAAAGACTATGGATTTTGCTAAGACATTGGGTGTAAATACTACAAATGATAATGTGGGGGATTCTGTTGGAATCGCTTGGTATGCAGTAAATGAGTTAATATAATGCAAAAACTTTACAAATCAAAAGATTGGTTGTATAATAGGTATATAGTTCAGCGTAAGAATATTGTCGAAATGGCAAAAGAAGCTGGGTGTAGTCATATGACTATTCAACGTGCCCTTGAAGAATTTGGGTTTATTAGAAAGAGATAATTTATGTACAACGTATACTTGAATAATATCGATGAAAAATTAAAAGAATATGGCAATGATAGTTGGGATTTAAATCCCTTTGGGCACTTAGTCATTGATAACTTTATGCCAGAAGAACTGGCTGAGACCCTTTATAAAGAATCCCTAAGCCTTATTGAAAATAATCAAGAGGTTTGGAATTCATATAATAATCCTTTAGAAAATAAATTTGTGTTTAACAAATGGGATAGACTACCAAAATCAGTTTATTCTTTCTTCTTAGCATTAGGAGATAAGATTGTTACAGAGCATATGGAAAGAATTTCGGGAATTGATAGTTTGGTTGCAGATTCTGGTCTTCACGGTGGTGGAATTCATATGCATAAAAAGGGTGGCAAATTAAATGTCCATCAAGATTATAGTATTCATCCAAAAACAGAATTACAAAGAAGACTAAACATTATTTTTTATATTGCAAAAGATTGGAATCCAGAATGGGGTGGCGGTCTTGGACTTTATCATGATGATGCAGTAAGAGATGAACCAACAGATTTAGAAAAGGTAGTGGATTGCATTTGGAATAGAGCAATAATTTTTGATACAGCTCCTGGTAGTTGGCATGGATTGCCAGACCCAATTGAATGTCCAGAAAACATGCTAAGATTATCTTTGGCATATTACTACATCAGGACACCTGTTGAAAATGCACCAATTCGTGGTGCTGTAAGATTTGCTCCAAGTGAAGATCAAAAAGGTGATGAAGAAATTGAAAACCTTATTAAGTTAAGGTCAAACCCAGAAACAGCAAAGAATTTTTACGGACAAAAATAAATGAAAAAATTTTGCATCATTGCTGTAGATTATGAACATCATGTTCCAAGAACACCTTTAGATAAATTAACTAAAGATGAAGATATTGCCACAGGTAGTCTAATGGAATCCTTAAGCGTTACATCTATCCATAAAGGCTTGAAATCATTTTCTGAACAAAGCTATAAAGATTTTAACTTAGTTATTTGTCACGATGGTCCAAAAGAAAAAACTTATAAAGAAGAAGGAATAGATTTTAAAAAATTAAATCTTGATCCAATTTTTATAAATACTCCAGAGAGAATGAATGATTGGGGTCACTCGTCAAGAGATTTTGCTCTAAAGTATGCTTACGAAAATCAACTAGGGGAATACTTTATTATTATAAACATTGATAATGTATTGTATAGTAACGCTCTTGAAGAGATTTCAAAAAGTGTAAGTGACAATAAGGACTGTTCTCTTTTTGTATATAACATAATTCAGTCAAAAGCTCGTGACGGATATACAAATAAAGAGTTTTGGTTTCCAAATCTTTTGCGTGGTGTGCCTGTAAGGTTTGGTGGAATTGATGCTATGCAATTAGTTGCACATAGAAATTTTTGGAAGAGTATAAATTTTTGGTATGACAACTCTCAGATGTCTGATGGAATTATTTATCAGACGCATGTAGCCAACAAGAATTATAAAGAAATTTTTAAAGTTCTTGGAATTAATTATTAATAAGTATTTAAAAAGGAAATTATTATGTCGCATGTAGCACAAATAGAATATTTTAAAAAAATTAAAGATCTTTATCCAAATTTTTTTAATAATGGAAAAGTTTTAGAAGTAGGTTCGTTAAATATAAACGGAACCGTAAGGGATTTATTTAATGTTGAAGAATATGTTGGTATAGATTTGGAGGAAGGTTCGTGTGTAGATATTGTGTCTGCTGGTCAAGATTTTGATTATCCAGACAACTACTTTGATTTTTCAATATCGTCCGAATGCTTTGAACATAATCCATATTGGAAAGAAACATTTTTAAACATGTGTAGGATGACAAAATCTGAAGGTTTAGTTAGTTTTAGTTGTGCTGGTTTGGGAAGAGCAGAACACGGAACTTCTAGGACAAACCCACAAGACTCACCATTTACAATTAATGCTGGATGGGATTATTATAAAAATTTGAGTGAAGATGATTTTAATGAAAATATTGATATGGATGATATCTTTTCGGAATATCTTTTTGAGTATAATCCAGCAGTATGCGATTTGTATTTTTATGGAATAAAGAAATAGTTTTTTCTAAAAATATTTTGATAAAATAAATAAAAAATGATATAATTTTAAAAAAAAGAAAAGGATTGTAATGACAAAAAGAGTTTTACTCACAGGAGCTTCGGGCTTTGTAGGTAGCCATGTGCTACGACACATTCTTGTAAACACAGATTGGTTTGTTGTTTGCCCAACAACTTTTACTCACAAAGGGTTGGCAGATAGAATTAGAGTGGCATGTGATGATATTACAGATGCCTATAAGAGAATTAAGGTAATTCGTTGCGACTTTACTGCACCAATTTCCGCAGTAACAGCGCATGAGTTTGGCAAGATTGATTATGTAATTAACGTGGCATCAGAGAGTCATGTGGATCGTAGCATTGAATATCCAGCACCATTTATTATTAATAATGTTTCTCTCATCTGTCACTTACTTGATTGGGCTAGAATTGCACAACCAGAAAAGTTTTTGCAGGTATCAACAGATGAGGTTTATGGTCCTGCGCCAGCGGGATATGCTCATCGTGAATGGATAGATCAGCACTTCCCAAGTAATCCTTATTCTGCATCTAAAGCAGCACAGGAAGATGTTGCATTTTCATATTGGCGTACATATGGTATTCCTCTAGCAATTACCAACACAATGAATATTATTGGTGAAACTCAGGACCCAGAAAAGTTTATGCCAATGACTATCAAGCGTGTGCTCAGTGGCGAACCAATGACAATTCATGCATCTCCAACAGGAGAGATTGGAAGCCGTTTTTACTTGCATGCTCGCAATCAAGCAGACGGCTTGCTTCACGTTCTTAACCAAAACTTTCCACTATATGGAGAAACTGAGATGCCAGAGCGTTTTCATATTGTTGGAGAGCGTGAAGTAAATAATTTAGAGATGGCACAAATGATTGCTAATGCAGTTGGCAAGCCATTAAATTATGAACTAGAAGATTTTCATTCATCTCGCCCAGGTCACGATTTACGCTACGCACTTGACGGTACAAAGATTTCTGAAACTGGTTGGTCATTACCAATTCCTTTAGAAGAATCAATTAGGCGAACTGTAGAGTGGACACTTGATCATCCAGAATGGTTAAATCTCTAATATGTCTTTATCGTTAATTGTGCCAGTATTAAAAAGATTTGATTTATTTGCAGAATTAATGGCTTCAGTCGATTACCCCGTCTTACCAATTGTTATTGATAATTGGCGGGGTAATCGTGGGGTTTCCTCAGCATGGAATTTAGGAATGAAGAAATCTTTACAGGCAGGTAATCAGTATGCTATCATTTGTAATGATGATGTAGTATTTGAACCCAATGTTATCTCTGAATTGTTCAATACCATAAAGGATACTGGAGCTGTAATGGTTTCTGCAAATCAATGGGAACCCGATGATAAATATGGTCTTACCTCATGGACAGATTATTGTTGTTTTGCTGTAGATATTAAACAATTGATTAAAAATGTTGGATGGTTTGATGAAAATTTTTATCCCGCATACTTTGAAGATAACGATATGAGACGGCGTGTAGAGTTGGCTGGATTAAAATCTTACACTAGAAAAGATTTAAAAATTACTCATGCCGTATCAGCAACACAATGGGCAGACCCAAATAATCCAGTTACATCAGAAGAAGCTTTTAGAAAAAATAATAAATACTTTATAGAAAAATGGGGCGGAGAGCCATATGAAGAAAATTATATATATCCATTTAATAATCCAGAAAATGATTTAAAATATTGGGAGAGCAAATGACAAGAAAACAAGAATTAGAAAATTTATATCAGGCATCAATAGAAGCTCCATCTGGAGGTGAAATTCTTGAGGTGGCTATAGAAGTAATGGATCTACTTATTAGAAAGAATATTTCTTATGGGGATTCCGCTTTGCATCCAAATGGTATTTTTGCTAAGGGGGATGCGGTAGAACAATTGTCTGCTCGCCTTGATGATAAGTTAAATCGGGTAAAGAATAATCAATCCTTTGATGGTGAAGGAATGCTAGATGCTATTGATGATATTATTGGTTATTTAGTTTTATTAAAGATTGCTTTGCGGAATAAAGAAGAAGAAAAGCCAGATACTAAATGGCACTATCTTATCAAAGATGGACAAATTCAACAATCTCCTGTATAATATATATAAACAAAGGATAAATAATGCCAAACTACGATTATAAATGCTTAACCTGCGAAAAGGTTTTTGCTCAAATTGTTTCTATCAATGATAGAGATGTAGTTCTCTGCGAGGATTGTGATGGGGCAACAGAAAGACTTCTTACCTTTAACGGTATGGTATGGGCACCTACAGCAGGTGGGTGGAGATAATGGTTAAGAAGCAAGGTATAGCAGCAATAAATTTAAATCCAAATTGGTTAATCTCAGAAGAGTACCAGCATGGCAGAGACTTGATTGTTCCAGGTGACAAGATTAAAATTAAGTTTGAGCGTGGAGAGTACAAGTTTATTCGTCACGTTTACCATACTCAAAAAGATGTTGAATGGATTGACTGTGTAAGTGTTGAAGGTTTTAGATCTTTTTACACAGATCAACTCAAGAGTAAAGTAAAACCTAAAAAGTTTAGGAAGAAAAAAGATGCCATCTGAGTTAGAAGTATCTGACAAATTTGATCAGATGAATCGTGTTGTAGAGGAAATGCTTAAGGGCAATAGTCCTACTGCAATTGCAAGAAGTCTTTCAATTAAAAGAACTGAAGTTTTGGAACACCTTGACACTTGGAAAAACTTAGTTAAGGGAGACAGCAGTATTCGTGAAAGAGCAAAAGAAGCACTTGCTGCAACAGACCAACACTACGCTATGATTATTAATCGTGCTTGGGAAACTGTAGAGCAAGCAGACGCAAATGATCAATTAAATATTAAAGCTCAAACTCTAAAACTAATTGCAGATGTTGAAGGTAAAAGAATTGATATGCTGCAAAAAGCGGGACTCCTAGAAAATAATGAACTTGGAGACCAACTTATTGAAACAGAGCGTAAGCAGGGGGTACTTGTTGAGATTCTTAAATTAGTAACAGCTAACTGTGATCATTGTAAATTTGAGGTAGCTCGCAGACTATCTGAAGTAACTGGTAAGGTTGAACCTGTAGATGTCTGAGTTTGATGTTTTTCTTAGTGCATTGGCAGATGATGTATTTGAAGAAATGCCTGTAGAAATTGAAGAGTTTGTTACAAGTAAAGAATTTCTTGGTCTCCCACCACTTTCTGATAACCAGTACCTAATGATTAAAGCATCAACTCAAGTTTACAAATTAGAAACTCTTATTCAATTACATGGTGAGGAAAAAGGGCGCAAGATACATAAGCAAACTTGTACAGAAGTTATCTTTCAACTAGGAAAAGGTTCTGGTAAGGACTATGTTTCTACGATTGCTTGTGCCTTTATTGTTTATAGATTACTTTGTCTAAAAGATCCCGCCAGATATTTTGGTAAGCCTACAGATGATGCGATTGATATTATTAATATTGCTATTAACGCAGAACAGGCTAAGAAAGTTTTCTTCGGCGGTTTTCTAAAAAGAATTAAGAATTGTCCTTGGTTTGTAGGAAAGTATGATGATAAGGTTGCTTCCATTGCATTTCCCAAATCTATTACAGTTCACTCTGGTCACTCTCAAAGAGAATCTTGGGAGGGGTATAATGTTATCATGGTTATCCTGGATGAGATTTCTGGCTTTGAACTAGAATCTACAACAGGTCATGCATCTGCAAAGACTGCTGAAGCTATTTATAAGATGTACCGACAATCTGTAACATCTCGTTTTCCTAGTGTTGGTAAAATTATTCTACTTTCATTTCCCCGATTTAAGAATGACTATATTCAGCAAAGATATAATCAAGTTGTTGCAGAAAAAGAAATTGTCATTAGATCGCATACATTCAAAAAAGATATTGATCTGCCAGATGGGATAAAAGAAAATGAATTTGTAGTTGAATGGGAAGAAGATCATATTATAAATTATAGTACCCAAAAAGTATTTGCATTGAAACGACCAACTTGGGAAATTAATCCTACAATTAAGATTGATGATTTAGCCCAAGCTTTTTATGACGATCCAATTGACTCTCTTTCCCGTTTTGCTTGTATGCCACCAGATGCAGTAGATGCTTTCTTCAAATCCCGTGAAAAAATTGAGGCAGCATTTGTCCAAAAGAATGGCGTAGATGATGGTGGTTCATTTGAAAATCATTTTGTTCCAGATGAAGAAAAAGAATACTTTGTTCACGTTGACCTTGCTCAAAAGCATGACCACTGTGCTGTTGCTTTAGCACATATTGATCATTGGGTAACTATGAAAATTGCGGGACAAATGAAAGAAGCTTCTCCTAAAGTTGTAGTAGATGCAGTAAGATGGTGGACACCCACAAAAGATAAATCTGTTGACTTTGCAGATGTAAGAGATTATATCTTGGAATTACGTCATCGTGGATTTAATATTAAATTAGTTACATTTGATAGATGGAACTCTCACGACATGATGCAACAGATGATTGCTTATGGAATGAAATCTGAAATTCTTTCTGTAGCTAAGAAGCATTATGATGATATGCAATTAGTTATAGTTGAAGAAAGACTTGTTGGACCAAAGATTAATTTGTTAATTGAGGAATTACTACAATTAAGAATTATCAAGGATAAGGTCGATCATCCCCGTAAAGGCTCTAAGGACCTGTCTGACGCTGTTTGTGGGGCTATTTACAATGCTGTGGCGGGAACTGCTAGAAATGCTAATCAAGAAGTTAAGGTTTATGATTACTCTTCTTACTATAAAGAAACAGAAGAAGACTACTTGAAGCAAAATGCAGGAACTATTAAGATGCCAGAAAGTCATTTAATGCCTGACAGTATTAGGGATTACCTCCAAGCAGATATTCCAGATACAGAAGAACAAAGATTTATTGACAATTTTAGTATCCTTTAGATATAATAAGTTGTCAGGGTAATTAGCTCAGTTGGTTAGAGCAGCAGACTCATAATCTGCCCGCCGTCAGTTCAAGTCTGACATTACCCACAAGGTTGCAAGCACTTTCTTAGGATGGTGTAGTTACTTATGGTAAGAGTCCCAGTTGGGGCACAGAGAGTCCAGACATTTGCTGTGCTGTGAAATTTCTGCTCGTGCTTGCAACCCCAATATGCTATAATATAAGTAAGTAAAATTTTTATAAAAAGGAATTGATTTAAATGGCTTATCCAGTAAAAAATCCAAGAGTGACTTGTCCCTACGGAACTAAGGGGGATGTTTGGATTTCAGGTTGGCATCAAGGCGTTGACTTTGGTGAATCTATTGGTGCTCCAGTATATGCTGTAGCCGATGGAACTGTTGTATCTGTAGGAGCACAAGGACCAAATCTTGGTGCTTATTCCCCCACCATTAAGCATAAGTTTCGCTTCAAGACTTACTACTGCACCTACGCACATGTTCGCAAATCTTATGTTAAGGCTGGCGACCTTGTAAAAATGGGTCAATTAATTGCTGAAGTTGGCATTGAGGGTAATGCTCACACTGGATCTCATCTACATTTTGAAGCACAAAAATCTGCATACTGGAAGGTAGGCGGAGGAATTAATCCTAAATGGATCTTTAGCTACAAAGGTAGGAAGAAAAAGTAGCATGCAATTTGGACACGGTGCAAAGACACCATTCTACATTGAATATAACGTGCCAGATGCTCAAGGTTATTGGGCGGTATGTAAAGAAAACAACAGTCAGGTAGTTGGAGTATACTCTTCTGAAGAAGAAGCAAAAGCTGGCTTAGAAGCTCTTGTCGTTCAAGTTGACGGGTATGAAGAAAAAGGAATTACTGAAGAAGGCACACCAGCATTATCATTTTGGAGTGGATCTTTTGCACCAGTAATGGGTTCAGAGTCTCAAGATGCTAGATATAATTCTACATACAACTCACCACCACAAAATGACGGTAAAAAATCAGTTGGATATGGCAATAGTACAGGCTATGGCTATAGTAACCAGTAAGGAGTTATTATGGCAAAGTTTTGGAAAAAAATAAAAAGAGCGGTACATAGGAATCCCAGCATTGTTTATGGCTGGGCATCAGTATTTTCTACATTTCTTGTAAAGCAATATCCCGAAGTACCAAATGAATTGGTTATCCTTACACTATTAAGTTTCTTGGGATTAAGTCACCAAGTGCAAAGAATTGAAGACAAAAAAACAGAGGAAGCCCTCTATACAGAACCACCAAAAGGAGAATAATGGGAAAGCATCACGACAAAGTTAAAGAAGCTTTAGAAATTAGAATTAGAAATACCCCAAAGGTTAACGGATTCAATACGCCAGGATCTATGAATAAGCGTAAGACTGGCTACAAGAAGCGTTCTGGCGGAAGATAAGGTATAATAGTTTTATGGAAGATTTAGTAGATAAGTTAAAAGAATTACAAGCCAATGCATTTCAAATGTACTCTCAGAGTCATGGATATCATTGGAATGTCGAAGGTATGATTTTTAAGGAGTTACACGCATTCTTCCTAGAAATTTACGAAGATGTATTTGATTCAGTAGATACAATTGCAGAAACAATTCGTAAGATTGGTGCCTATGCACCATTTGGTGCTGTGCAATTTGCACAGTATGCTACGGTTGCTATTAATGACAGCCTATCTTTATCCCCTAAAGAAATGGTAAGTGAATTAGTTACAACTAATGATGCTGTTATTAAAACCCTAAAAGAAGTATTTCAGTTAGCTAATGTAAAATATGATGAGCAGGGTATTTGCAATATGATTGCGGGAAGAATTGAACAACATCAATTTTGGGGATGGCAATTAAGGGCAACTCTTAAATCAGCGGTGATGTAATGAAGCAGAATGCTATCATTTGCGACCTTGACAATACCATTGTAGATGAAAAAAATGACTACAAACCAATCCAAAATGTTGTAGATTTTCTTATCCAACAAGCACAAACTAATAAAATTATTATCATGACTGCTAGAAGTACCGATAAAAAGCGGGAGCTGGCATTAAAACAGTTGCGGGATTTAAAAATACCATTTGATCAATTAATTACAAACGATAAAGATCAATCATCAGATACATACAAGCATGATGCAACTCAGAAGGTCATGCAAAGATATAATGTAATTTTATTTATTGATGATTTAAAAGATAATCGCAAGGTTGCCAAAAAATTAGGCATTAAGACCAAAAAACCAGAAAATATTTCAAATAAAATCTTGACGAAAACTGTCTGGTCTGGTATATTTATATAGTAAATAAGCCCTAGTAATCCAATGGCAGAGATAAACGACTTAAAATCGTTACAGTGTCGGTTCGAATCCGACTTAGGGTACGCCCCTTTAGCTCAGAGGATAGAGCGTATGGTTTCTACCCATCAGGTCGGGAGTTCGAATCTCTCAAGGGGTGCTCAAATCCTTGACAATCATCAAGAATCATAGTATAATAATAAATAATAAATCAATCGATTGGAAAAATAATGAAAAAGAATATCTTATCCGCAACAGCAGTTGCAATTGCACTAACCCTAAGTTGCGTATCTCCACAGGTAGCATCTGCTTATCCTCCAGGTCGTTCACTTAATTTGTCCGCAGAGTCAAACCTAGCGCAGTATCGTAGTTTTGGTATGCATCTTGTAGTAGACAATTTGTCCCCAACTCCTTTCACCTTCGCAGTGAATGGGAAGATCAGCAAGCGTTTTCAAACTAAGAAAAATGGAAATAGCGAAAGCTGGTTCTTCTACCCTTCACGCCCAGGTAAGTTTGAAATTACAGCAACTTCAGGATCAGAATCACGCTCAACTACAGTGTGGGTTCCTGAGCAGTCAAAGTTGCCTCGTGCTATTACAGTGCGTAAGGGTTTTGCAGTTCATCTAAAGTATGTTGCTCCAGGAACTACTGTTGCAGTATTTAGTAAGGGTCGTGTTTTTAATACAGGTACTGCAGATACTAACGGTAATCTAGATTTGTGGATTCCTGCAAATTCGCTACAGCATGGTAGCCAAAGAGTATTTATTAACTACGGTGGCGCATTTACTAGCGGTTGCAGAGTTAAAGGTCTCAAGTAATACTTCGTCTTTCCTTGACAAACAAACACAAGCATAGTACACTAGAACAATGCGATTCAAAACCAAGGTTTTGATTCCCGCTGTTGCGCTTCTTACAAGTTTACTTGTATCGCTACCAACAGCCCAGAATCAAGCCAACGCTAATGAAAGACATAAGTGCGGGACTCAAGAAGTTTCTCGTAGTTATAAAAGATTGCCATACGCTCAACCTGCTTGGAATAAGCGATTTGCACAGACTTATATGTCCAGTGTATATGGTTGGTGCGGAAGTCAATACAATTGTTTAGTTAATTTGTGGAATAGAGAAAGCGGATGGAGAGTTAATGCTCATAATTCATCTGGTGCTCATGGTATTCCACAAGCACTTCCAGGAAATAAAATGTCAAGTGCAGGAAAAAATTGGTACAGTAATCCACAAACCCAAATTAAATGGGGTCTTCACTATATCTTACAAAGGTATGGAAGCCCCTGTTCTGCACTAAGCCATTCTTATAGAACTGGTTGGTACTAAGTAATCTTCATCACACCGCCTATGTGAAGTAGGGTGGTAGCCACACCTGAGCATGTGTCTTAAACTGTTCATCTGCGAGTGTTGCATAATGGTAGTGCATCATCCTTCCAAGTTGATTGTGCCAGTTCGATTCTGGTCACTCGCTCCAATCTCTCTTAGCTCAACGGCAGAGCGGGAAGCTGTTAACTTCTAGGTTTCAGGTTCGAATCCTGGAGAGAGAGCCAACTGGATGTAGCTCAACTTGGTAGAGCACTGCGTTTGGGACGCAGGGGTTAAAGGTTCAAATCCTTTCATCTAGACTAGCGATATGTGTTAGTCAGTTGCATGTATCCCCACACGTTTTATGG